CCCCGCCAGCGCATTCCTGTGGGCAGTGCGCGGGTATGGGTCGGCATTTCGACAGACGAAGCTGCGCGGATGAAGCCGTCACGGGAGCGATGGATTGAAAACGCCTGGCCATTAATTGATGCCGATATGTCCCGCATCGATTGCATCAGATGGTTTGAACAAAACTACCCTGAACGCACCCTTCAAAAATCAAGTTGTCTCGGTTGCCCCTTTCATAACGATGCGGCATGGCGGCAGCTCAAGAACGGCAACCCAGATGAGTGGCAAGACATTGTCTATGTAGACAGCCAAATACGACACGGCGGGTCTGGCGACGAAACAAACAGACAGTATATGCACAAATCTTTACAGCCAATCGATGAGGTTGACTTCCGTAATTTGGAGGACAAGGGCCAGCTCAATTTATTTATTAATGAGTGCGAGGGCATGTGCGGTGTCTGAGCGGGACATCCATCAATCCATTGTAGACTGGCTGCAGGTCGCACTGCCGGACGGCTCGGTGTTTCATCACAGCCCCAATGAAGGCCGGCATAAGGTGCAGTATCGTGTACAGCAGAAGCGCCTGGGTGTACG